CGGCTCGAACGCACCAACGCGATTCTCGGCGAGATCACGAACCGGCTATCGTGACCTGCCCCAACGTCAATCCGTATTTCGAACTACCGCCCGGCGTCGCGTGGAAGTCGGAGACCATTCCGCCACCGCCGCCGGGCACGTTCGATCTCGTCCAAGCCTGCGCCGCCTGTCCCACCGTCCTCTTCACCGAGCTCGCCGCGAGGCGCCACATGCGATTGACCGGCCATCGCGTGATGGGGAGGCTCCAGTTCAAAAAAGTCCTTCCGCCCATCGAGGATCTCCCATGACCCGACTCGATCGACTGATCGCGTGGCTGCTCATGCTCCCATCCTGGGTGGTCGAAGCGATCGGCGCGCTCGGTTTGGTCGTGCTCGTCGCGGCCTGGCCATCCCTGCTGGTGCGGCTGCTGCTGGCGAGCGCCGCCTCACTGGTCTACGAGCGCGTGCTCGATCGCAACGGCTGGTCACTGGAGGACGTCGCCCAACGACAGGTGTTCATCGTGCTCGTCGAAGTGTTCCGCCGGCTGCTGTGAGTGCGATCGTCGGCTTCGAGCCCTGCATCGACGGCCCGCTCGACGGCGATGCGATCGCGGTCGGTCCAGTACCCGATCCGATCGTCCGCTGCTGCGTCGCCTCCCATCCCTCGGTCGTGGGGCCAAATCAGATTTTCGTCGTCGTCGCCGGCCATCCCGACGTCTTCGACAAGACCTGCCCCACCCATTACTACCGCCGGTGCGATCAAGGCCACTATCACTACGCCGAAGTGCTCCCACCCCGTGGCTGACCTCCGGCTCTGTGCCCGCTGCCTGCAACCACGTTCCGAGATCATGGTGCTGGCCTGCACGTGCGGCGAGACGAAGTGTGTCAGTCTCACCGAAGCCCTCCGTCTCATTCATGTCGCGACGATGGGCCTGTATCTCGCCGTCGAGGATCTCAAGACACAGATCGCGACGCTGACAAAAGAGCTTCTCGAAGATCGCAAACGACAAAGTCGGCACGACATCTTCGGGCCCGGCCAGCACGAGCCCAAACCGATCGACCAGTCGCTCATCAAACGCTTGCGCTGCGCCGTCACGAAAGTGCTCGATCCCAACCGCCCCCACGCCTGAGGTCTCTATGTCCTGGTCCTTCGATCTCACCGCCAAAGATTCCGAGCTCGATCAAAAGATCAAAGAGCGTATCACCACCGAACTGAAGAACCCGCACAATCCCCACAGCCGTCAGGCGCTTCACAAAATCCGCGACCACGTGCTCGCGCAACTGTTCATGGCGCCGAAAGACGCGACGTTCGTCGTGACGTCGTCCGGCCACTACAACGACACCGGCGAGGGCGAGCACCGCATCTCCGTGAAAGTGCAGACCGCCGAGGCGCTGGCGCTCAATGCCAGGCTGGAGCAAGAAGCGGCCGATCGGCAGAAACAGAACGAGACGATGCAGGGTGCCGCGACGCATCAGCCAGTCGGTGCGCTGTATGGACCTGAGGACGGCCGCGAAGACGAGAGGTAATGATTCCCGTCCCCAAGCCGACGAGAATCCACGACGAGGCATGGCTCGATGAAATTCGGGCCATGCCCTGTTGCGTCTGCGTGCATCTGAACATTCAGCAGTTGTACGTGACCGACCCGAACCACACGAAGACGAAAGGCTCAGGCGGCGGCGACGACACGGCCGCGCCGATGTGCCGGCTGCATCACGACGAGTGGCACGACATTGGGAAAGAACGATTCGCACAGAAGTACGGCATCGACCCCAGAGAAGTGGCGAAGCGGTTGTGGGCGGAAAAGTTGGCGCGGGCGTTCTAATGTATTTCTACAGTATAAATAATGTCTAAAATCCCAAAGATTCCCGTCGTCTCTGTGGGCGATCGCGTGATCTACGCGCTCCAGCCCAAGCAGTACGAGGCGTACAAACTCCTGCCATTCCTCCGGCCGCCCGAAGACCCGTACCCGCAGAACATTGGCTACGGCGGCGCCGCGGGCGGTGGCAAGAGCTACTTCTCACGATCGGTCCTCGCCGCTGTCGCGCTCTACTGGCCCGGCTCGACGGCAATCCTGTTTCGTCGCACCGAGAAGGAAGTCAAAGAAAACCACATCATCTATTTTCGCACCGAGTTCCCCGAGTGGCTCGACGATCAACACATGTATTCGTACAACGGACAGGATCTTGTCTTCTCGTGGTACAACGGCAGTCGAACACTCTTCGGCTACCTGCGCAACGACGCCGACGTCTTCACCTATCAGGGCCCGCAGTACGACGTGATGATCTTCGAAGAATCAACCCATTACACCGAGTTCATGATTCGCTGGCTCATCGGAAACCGCTTGCGCTCGACCGCGCCGGGCACGCGGCCGTTCTCACTCTTCCCCTCGAACCCCGGCAACCGCGGTCACGCCTTCTATAAGAGACTGTTCATCGAGCGACGGTACCGCGAAGACCAGGGCGAGGAACCGGGCAACTACGCGTTCGTGCAGGCGAAGCTCACCGACAATTACGAGCTCATGCAGAACGATCCCGGTTACGCGAAGCGGCTCAATCTTCTGCCGTCACCTTGGAAAGAGTGGCAACGCGACGGCGATTGGACGGCCGGCGTCGGACTCGCCATCACACAGCTCGATCGGAAGATCCATCTCGTGCCGCCGTTCAAGATCCCGCCGCATTGGCCGCAGTTTGGGGCGTTCGATTGGGGCTACGAGCATCCGTGGAGCTTTGGGCACTACGCCATCAGTGAAGATGGGAAGATCTACAAGATCGAGACCATCTCCGGCTGGCGGCAATTGCCGCACGAGATCGCTGAACGCGTCTCGAAGCACGTCGATCCGCACACGTTGCGCTGGATTCACGCCGGCCACGATTCGTGGGCCGTGCGCCGTGCCCTCGGAGAGAACGTGCCGACCGTCGCCGAGACGTTCAATCAGTACGGCATGATTCTCACACAGGCGAACATCGACCGCGTGCAGGGACTCCAGCAAGTGCGGCTGCGGCTGACACCGAACGAAGCGGGCGATCCGCAACTCGTCTTCTTCGACACGGAGGGCAATCGTCGCTGTCTCGACACATTAGAGTCGATGGTCACCGATCCGCATGATCCCGAAGACGCGCTGAAGACGGATGCGAATGAGTACGGAGAGGGCGGCGACGACGCCTACGACGAGACGCGCTACGGAATCTGCTCGCGACCGATGGCAGCGCCGAGCTTGGTGCGGGATGAAGGCGTGCGGGCGTGGGCACCCGAGACGCTGGCGCACGAGTACGAACAGACGCATCGGCATCGGAGCGACCTGCGCTCAAAGTCTACGCCGTTGGAGTACGACGACCCGCAGTTCGGAGATGTGATGTGACGTGGAAACCGGATGCGCTCACGCCTCGTCTCGTGCGCCGATTCCCCGGCATTGAAGAATGGCTCGCGAAACCCGACAAGCTCGTGACGCGGGCCGAGCTCTGGGAAGTGCTGGCTCGCTACAATGAAGGACGTCGTCGGATCGAGAAGGGAAACCGCTGGTATCGTCGGTTCTGGCGCTGGCTGAGCAGCCCGCTTGGTGAGCGCACTCAGATGAAACTTGCAGAACGATTAATCGCCGAGGCCGAGGCAGAAACGCGAACGAACGATCCCAAGGATCTCAGACCATGAACGAAACAATCAGCTATCTCGCGATCTTTGCGGTCGGACTGCTCGTCGGTCTCTACATGGGGGAGCGCGGTCGACGGCTCACGGTCGAGCGACTGCTGGTGAGTGGAACACCGGAAAAGCCGAATCCGCAGCGTCTCGGACAGAAGGTGCCGAGTGAAGAGATGGTACAGGACGTCGGAAAGATCTTCACCGAGGAGACGCTGGAGCGCGGAGTCGACCGGCTCATTGCCGAAGCAAAGGAAGAAGGCATCACCCTGACACCCGAGGAAGCGCGTGAGCAGGCCCAGTGGATGCTCGGGCAGTTGATCCCGTTCTCACAGGACGAGGAAGCCGATATTGGTCTGCCGCACGCTTAGCTGTATACTCGACTGACCCTCACGAGGCCCCTACATGGCAGTCAACATCAACGACCTAGACAAGAGTCCGAGTGGTGCGCGGGCGCCCGACAACCCACCGTATCGGCCGCCGTTCCGGTTGAAAGGATTTCTCGCACCGGGCGTCGTCATCCCGGCGAATGATACGAACGGTGTCGTGGTCAACATCCTCGGTTCCGGTCGTATCCGTCTCGTCGTCCTCGTTTCTGCGGCTGGTACACTCACCGCGAAGTTCCGTCTTGCCGATCATCTCACCAATCAAGCCCTTAACCAACCGGCCACCGTCGCGCTGGTAGCGGCAACGGAGAATATTCTCGACATCGTCAACAATCAGGGCTATGGCTATCTCGAAGTCACCATCGTCAACGGTGCTGGCGCGTCTACCGTTAGCTACGTCGACGTGTTCATGACGAAGGAAGGCAACTAGCTCGTGCCCACTCCCGTCGTCGCATCGCCGTTCGGGACGAGCTCGACGCCAGTCTATCGAGACGTCCCGCCGCTACGCGCCGACATCTTTACCCCAGACGGGAACGACGCCAAGCGCGTCGAGTGGTGCGTGGGGAAGTGGCGGCAGCAGGATTTCGCGTTACGACGCCGCGACCGCCAGATAGAGGAAAGCCTGCGCATGCTTGCGGGCCAGCAGTGGACCGTCTGGAATCCCTGGCTCCAGAAGTGGATGGACGTCACTGAGTGGATGACCGATGATGAGCGGCGCTGGAGGCAGCGTCCCGTCATCAATCGTCTGCTCTACTGGTACATCCTCACGCACGCCCGACTCACCGAGAATCCGCCCATTCTCACCTTCCAGCCATCGACCGGCGACCGGCTCGACGCCGATCTCGCCGAAGTGATGGACACGATCTTCAAATCGAAGTGGCGGGCGATCGGCATGTCCGAAGTCATCGACCGACTCGTCGGCTGGTTAATCCCCGGCGGCCGCGCTTATCTCCAAAGCGTGCTCGATCCGCACGCCGGGGACTTTCAGGATTTCACCGGACCCGCCGAAATCCCGATGATGGACGCTACCGGGCAGACGCCGCTCGTGAATGGCATGACCGGCCAGCCGATGACATCGAAGCAGCCGAAGGTGCCACACGACAAGGACGGCCAGCCGCTCGCCTACGCGACAGAAGATGGGAAGATGGTGCCGACTGGCGAGGCGCATCAGATGCGCGAGGGTGACATTCGCGTCGACGTTCTCTCGCCGCTTCAATGTCGTGGACAGTGGGGGCCGGTACCGTGGCATCAGAAACGGTATCACATGACGCGCACCTTTCTCACGCCGGAGGAGATTTACGAACTCTTCGGCGTCGAGGCGGAAGGTGAGAATCTTGCAGTGTCGCAGTCGCTGACCGACCCCGGCTTCCTCCATCGCGCCATCTTTGGCACCGGCTGGTTTGGTGCGGCGTCAAACAAACCGGGCTCCGAGTGGAGCATGATGCCGACCCAGGAGAAATACGCCGAGGTCTATGCGTACTGGGAGAAGCCGGGCCTTTTCCCCGGCATGGAAGAGAGCCCCGACGAGCCCGGCGGCCGGCTTCTCGTGACGACAAAGAAGAAGTGCCTGCGCGACGGCTCGCGTCCTGTGGCCTTCAAGTATACGAGCGGAATTCGGTGCTTCGACTTCGTGAGTCTGCCGGGTCGGCCATCCGGCACGTCTCCGCAGGAAATGCTGAACCCGCTTCAGCGCACCTACAACCGCATGGCGGCGCAGATTCTCGAAAACGCAAACCTGCACGCCAACCCCATCGGGATCATCGACCAAGCCTCCGGTCTCGGTCAGGTCGAGATGACGAACAAGCCGGGCGAGCGATTTGTCGTGCAGCGCCGCCCGAACGTTCCGGCCTTTGAGTACGTGCAGCCGCCGTCACTCGGGCGCGACGTATATCAATCACATGCGATGCTGAAGACGGAGATGCAGGATCTCGGACACATCGAGGGGGCGGAAGGACGGGCCCCGACGCCAGACCCATCTGGGAAACTAATTCGCGAGCTCCGGTTCAATTCCGACCGCTTCCTCGGTTCGACGGCGCGACGCATGGTCGAAGAGCTCGCTCGTCTCTCTGAGGACTGGATCGCCATTCTCAAAATCTGTTGGGATCAGGAAAAGGTCATTGCCTATGCCGGTGACGATACCGTCACGCGCACGATGGCCGTTTATCCTGAGATGTTCAAAGAGGGCACAGTTCACGTTCTCCCCGATGTCGAGTCGATGCTGCCACAATCGCGCTCGGAACGTCAACAGCAGGTCATGGAGCTTTACGAGCTCGGGGCGTGGGGCCAGCCCGGTTCGCCACCGGCCGTGATGAAGCTGCTCGAACTGGCCCGTTTCCCGCACATCTCGCGTACTGCCTGGCCGGGTGGCGTTCACATCACGACAGCGCAGCGCGAAAACGGTATGATGCTTCGCGGGATGCCGTGGGAGCAAATCGTTATCTTCGATTGGTATGACGACGTCGCGCATCTGCTTGTCCACGAGAATTTCATGGCGAGCCCAGAGTACCTTCGCTTGTCACCGGGAGTGCAGCAGAGCTTTGCCATTCACCGCGAGCTCCACCAGAAGGCACTGATGGCGAAGCAGATGAAGCAGGTAGAGCAGCAGACACTCATGCAGACGAAGGCCGCCGTCGTGCAGGCAACCGGCGCGAAGACGGCCGCAGCGGCAGTTGGTGCGCCCGATCCGATCGGTGGACCGCAAGCCTCGGGCCAGACATCCACGCCCGCGGAGCGACAGGAGGAATAATGTCCGCCGAGAGTGAGAAGCAGCGCGAACTCATGGCGATCGCCGAGCATCACCCCGAGAAGGTGTACGCGAAGAATCGGGGCGTGCTGAGCATGAGCAAGGGCCAACTGCACGACTTTGCGGCCACGAAGGGCTTGCCTTCCAAGGGCAAACGCTTCAAGGTAAGACGTCACCGCGGGGGGGACTGATGAAGAATAAGAAGGAGTACGGCGGCCAGACGTCCAAACGGATGTCCGTGCGGCCGCTTCAGAAGCAGTCCACCGCCGCGGCGGCCACCGCGAAGCGAGCGGGAGTAAGAATGG